TAATCTTGAGGAACACCTAACTGATTTGCATCTATTGCGTCTTGACTAATTCCCGCGATTTCATCAATTGATTGTGAAGGATAATCATCTAAATTTGTTGAAAATGAATATGACTTTGTGTCAATCGTTGATGGTCCACCTAAATAACTGGTATCACCATTATGGTACTCTCTAATATTAGGTATTAAAAATTTACCCGTAAATCTATTTCTCTCACCCGTATCTTCATTTAAACTTATCCTAAAACGATAATTACCTTGTGTTGGGATACCTTTAGTTTGATCATATGTCTCGACCATTTCACCAAATTCATTGGTTATTAGTCGTTTCATGTTCATCGGTACTCTGAAGAAATAAACCCCATTTTCATCAACTTGTGAATCAATTGCGATGGCCTCCAAAATGGGTCTTCCCATGTTAAATGTTCCATCCACATTTTTTTCATACTGACCACTAAATCTAATTGCCTCAATATCACCCGGAAATGTTGTTAATTTACATTTTTCACCCATTTGATTATCGACATTACAATTAACTCTAAGAGCGTCTTTACCTGAATCAGTAAATGTCCCTCCCATCATAAGTGCATAAGGTTCGATACGAATACCTTTTTCGGATAAATCAAAGTCTACCCTACTAATGCCGATTTCACAAAGATCTTCGTTACCCCAAAAAGGGTAAACTTCAATAGTCTTTTCAAAAGTTACGATCTGAGGTAATCCATCTATATTATTTGAACCCATGTACGTATACAAGTTTTCAAATTTCTCTTTAGATACTCCCTCATAAATTAAATCGTAAGGTGTAAGTGAATTACAACCCATGTCTGATAAATCAACGTCAACATGAACAGTTTGTGACCCTACAGGAACCCCCCAAATCATGAAGTCTCCCGCGTCGTTTGTTTTGACAGTATACCTATAGTATTTTTCATACACCTCTAAAACTTCTTCTCTACCAATAATATCTTCTTGGTCGGGGAATGTTCCTGTTGGTGTGTGTGCACTATGTTGTTTTCTAGATGGTAGTAAATTATATCTGTAACCGTCATCATTTCTGTCAGTACTTATTGTGTAAGGGTATAATTGACTGATTACAGGGTCATCCGAGTCTTCATCACTAAGTGGGATAAATATTGATACCCTTGCATTTGCAACACCAACCCCCTCATTTACAGAGATTCGACCACAAACAACACCATAGTCCGCACATAAAGATGTGTAGATGTCCTTTTGGGTAAACTTTAACGAAAGAATTTCTAAAAGATCATAATCCTGTTTTAATTCAACAGTTAACTTTTGATCTTTACCAATTTCCGTTCTTATTCTGTGTTTCTGTATCATATCATATAAATAGGTTAGAACCTATTTTCCTTAATTAATAATAATACGGAAAAAGAAAATTAAAATGTAGTGGAACCTAAGGTTTTGACCCTTATTTTGATATCTTTTTTAGGGAATCTAATTTGGAAAATTTGGTTACTTTTCATGAAAATAGTGGAATCTGACTGATCAATCTCTTTTGTTACTTCATCTAAGTAACCTTGTGAAACTTCCGCAGTTGAATACTCACCTCCTGTTTTACCAAAGACTCTAAGATCAACAACGTTAACAATTCCAACAATATCTGAAATAGATTTTTGTAGTTCACCAACAAATAATGGGTCACCCATTTTTCTATTATTTATGGAGAAGAAATCGGTGGCTTGTCCAATAACATCTTTTAAGACCTCACTTTGATTAATATTTTTATCAATAAGTAAATCTATTTCTAAACCAAAATCCAATACCTCACCACTCTGAATATCAATATAATCATTGATCATTCTGTAATTTGTTAGATATCTTAGGATATTGTTTTTTAACGTGTTTGAAACTGTATCTGTTAAGTTACCTTCATTATCATATGAAAGTAGTTTAATCTTAATCTTATTATCCTCTTCCATAACATTTACCTTTGCAGGTGCACCATATGTTGATGGCATAGTTTCAATTAAAGTTTTGTAGTCATTTAATGTAACTGCTCTATTTTGTGCTGCGAAGTTGTAACCAACCATATTACGTATCTCTTCAACAGTTGGTTGGTCTGATCCTCCCACGGCCGGTGTTACGTTGGTAACATTTAATGATTGGACCACTTGGTTATTAACGTTTGTAAGTGGTCCATTTACGTTAAACTCAACGTTATCGACGCTATTAATAACGTTAACACCTAAGTTAGTATTCTTACCACCCCCAACTCTATATTTTATGAATAAAGTACTATTGGTTTTTGGTGTTGCACCTAACGATAAGTTATTTAAATAAGACCCAAGACCAACCTTTAGAGACCCGTCGTTGAACGAATCTAAGTTATCTAACGGATCTACTGTTCCTGAACCAAAAGTCACTGACATGTAACCTTCTGGTGTATATTCACTAATGAATTTATTTGTAACCCTTTTATTATCACCAGCAATGAAATTCTTTTTGTCAGATGCCGATGTTGGGTTTGGTATGAAAACTTTATCTTCCATTAAAGATTTCACCTCATACCACTTATTTGATGAGTTTGAAAATTCTGAAGATGATGGATTAGATGTAAAGTTTGTACCTTCTTTATGTATTACTGATACCACACCTAAAATATTTTGTTCAGGTAAGTATAGTTTTAAAAATGGTTTTTGATCTTGTGTTGTAATTACTCTTCTATACACTCTTGATACTCCATTTACCACCGCTTCACGTTTGGTTATGGTATATGATATTAATTTATTATTACTATCAAAATTAGGTATCTTTAATCTATTTGGTTCACCTTTGTTGTTAAATGGGTTTGCAAAGTCAACATCTTCAATAGTTTCAAATGTTTGACCTCCACCCGAAACTTGAGCTCCTGATCTTACAATACCTAAGTATCTCTCATCCTCTTTGTCACCTCTTACAGGTACATTGATTGATAAGTCACATAATGACACTGATGGTCGATTACCTGGTATTCTCATACCATATGTTTTTGCAATGTGAAACAAAGATTTCCTTTGTTGTGCGAAATCCAACATAGTTTCTTGCCATACTCTATCAATATGATAATGAAGGTTATCCCCGATAGCCGCGTTCAAATCCAATAACACCGAAAATATCGATGCGTCGTTTGTGTTCTGAACTAACTCAGGGTAGTACTCTTTACTTAGATTGACAAGTTCTTCTCTTAACCCTGCAAAATCTCTTGTTGAATATGATATTTTCTTCGCCATTTTATAAATTAATTATAACAAAATCTGATGAACTAAACGCACCATTATTAACCGTGTAGTCTATTTTAACTTTTGCTGTGTATGGTTTCGTTGATGAGTCCCCTAACCTAAATAACCTTTCGTCTGTTTCTTCGTCAACAGTAGTTACAGGATCAGTATCGTCTTCAGCAGATTGAACCTTTATTGAATTGATATCTAAGTTTGGTAGATATGTCTTACACCCCTCACGAATTTCCTCCTCAATTAAATTAAAAGTCACAATGTCGTTCTGATCAAATATATATTCATATATTCTCGTACCGAATTCTGGTAAGTAGTATCTACTTCCTTTCTTTGTCAAAATGAGATGTATAAGGTTAGCCCTTACCTCCTTTTCAGGTGAGGTGGTTAACTTTAAATAATCTCCTGTTGTACTTTCTCTAAAAGGAAAGTCAATTCCATAGGTTAATGCCATACTAATAAATATAAACATTACTAAAATGGTGTTAAATAAAAAACCCCCATTTAAGGAGGTTTTTAAAAAAATAAATAAAATATGATTCTAAGAACCACATCCTTCACAATCAAATGGTGAATCATCGGGTCTGATATCCTGATTAGTTACCATTTTTAACTCTTTATTTTCACTTAAAAGTGAATTAGAAGTCGGTATAGGGTTGTTTTCAATTACTTCTTTTTGAGGTTCCGTATTCACATCAGGTGTTTTCTTCTTAGATGTGTTTACTCCTAAACCTTTAAGTGGGTCAACCGCCGACCTTGTTCTTAAGTAGTACATACCTGTTTTTAAACCTAACTTCCACCCATGTAGGTGTGCCGCTAATAGTTTTGCTTTGGTTGCATTACTAATGAAAAGGTTGAGTGATTGTGACTGATCAATAAATACTGACCTATTAGCCGCCATATTGAGGAGTCTCTTTTGTGACATTTCCCATACGGTTTTAAAGACTTCTTTAATTTCTGTTGGAATTTCAGGTATGTTTTGTACTGACCCGTTTTCCATAATTAATTTATCCTTAATATCATCACCCCATAAACCAACCGACATTAGTTCATTAACTAAATGTTTGTTTATAACAATGAATTCACCACCTAATGTCCTTCTCGAGTATAAATTCGTAGTGAACGGTTCAAATGCTTCATTATTGTTAAGGATCTGTGCGGTAGACGCGGTTGGCATCGGTGCAACTAATAAGGAATTCCTCACACCGAATTTAATCACTTCTTTTCTAAGTGATGACCAGTCCCATCTACCAGATAGATCTTTATCTTTTAATCCCCACATTTGGTATTGGAAAATACCTTTCTCAATTGGTGATTCACTTATTGATTCATATGGTCCGTGAACTTCAGCAAGATCTTTAGAAGATGTCATTGCCGCAAAATATAAAGTTTCAAAGATGTCAGTCTGTAGTGTGTCTCCCTCTTCAGATTCAAAAGGTATTTTTAACATACAAAACACATCTGCCAAACCTTGAACACCAAGACCCACAGGTCTGTGACGCATATTAGATTTTTCAGTTTCCTTTGTTGGGTAGAAATTTAAATTGATTACATTATTTAAATTTTTAACTACTTGGTAAACATATTCATATAATAACTTATGACTGAACTCCCCATCAATAATATACTTAGGTAATGCTATAGATGCTAAGTTACACACCGCCTGTTCGTCAGGTGATGAGTATTCAATAATCTCAGTACAAAGGTTAGAAGACTTAATAGTCCCTAAATTTTGTTGATTTGATTTGTAATTTGCAGGATCTTTATATAACATGTATGGAGTACCTGTCTCAATCTGTGCAGTTAAGATAGCGTCCATTAATTTTCTTGCTTTTAAGACTCTACGACCTTTACCTTCACTTTCATACTTTTCGTACAATTCTGTAAAGTTTTTATTATCAGGTGAGTCATAAACATCAGAAAGACCAGGTGCTTCATCAGGTGAAAATAGTGTCCAATCACCATCTTCTTGTACTCTTTGCATAAATAAATCAGGTGTCCACATTGCAAGAAATAAATCTCTTGCTCTCATTTCTTCTTTACCGTGGTTTTTTCTTAGGTCAATGAATTCAAAGACATCTGCATGCCATGGTTCAAGATACACAGCAAAAGAACCTTTTCTTTTACCACCTTGATTAATCCATCGTGCAACTTCGTTATACGTTTTCATCATAGGGAGTAAACCGTCAGATTCACCACCAGTTCCTTTAATATAAGAACCCTTTGCTCTTACATCATGAACATGTAGTCCAATACCACCAGCCCACTTAGATATATTTGCAACATCTTGAATAGTATTAAATAAACCATTAATATCATCACCTTTATTTCCAATTAGGAAACATGAGGACATTTGTGGTCTACGGGTACCCGCATTGAACAACGTTGGTGTTGCGTGAGTGTAGAAGTGTTGTGACAAGTCATCGTAAATTCTTAGACCCATTTCAATATCACCATCACAAATACCCATTGCAACTCTCATATACAAATATTGAGGTCTCTCAACTATACGTTCACCGATTTTAAGTAAATAAGATCTTTCTAAAGTCTTAAATCCAAAGAAATCAAAATCAAAATCTCTTTCCTGTACAATTGCACCGTCAATAACCGCTCTATTCTTTTTAACGAAATCAAATAATTCGTCAGAAATTAAAGAAGATTCAGTACCTGTTCGAGGTTCAATAAAAGAATATAACTCCTTAATTGATTGTGAAAACTTCTTTGGTGTTGTTTTATGTAGGTTAGTGACCGCTAAACGTCCCGCTAATTTTGCATAGTCAGGGTGGGT